CCTGAATCACGGAACTTCACTTCCGTTTCACATAGCGCTTCTAGTGACACTTCCGTTTCCACACACGGAGCCTCCGAGAAATTTTACGGACAGGGTTGACGTTGGTACGTCAAGTCTGTAGGGTCATCTACATGAGCAGCGCAACCACCGAACTCCGCACCTACTCGGAGCTGGCCCCCGGCGACATCCTCGCCAACATTCACGGTCTCCCCCTCATGCGGGTCCTTGAGGTCCGCACCATTCCCACCACCCGCTGGGGTGACACCATTGAGCTGGTTGAGGAGCGCATCTCCAACGGTGAGGTTGAGACCAGCACCGGCAACCTCCGCACACAGACCCGCGTCTACATCGGTGAGGACGCCTGAACCTCAGAGCACCAACATCTGCGGCTCATTGACCACCGCTTCCTTGAACTGGCGGGCACGGTGATGGCCCACCACGGCAGCAACAGCGGCGTCAATGTGCTTGGTGCTGGAGCGGTACTCCTTGGTGATGCGGGCACCCTTGGCGTCCTGCTTCAGCACGGCGTTACCAAGCTGGCGGGCCAGCGCCGGAGAGCCATCGTGAGAGAGCTGCCCGTCCATCACGGCGTCGTAGAACGCCTGAGTGGCAGGGACCATACGGGCCAGAGAGTTGGTGGGGTACTCAACGATGGGGAAGCCCTCGTCCATCAAGTCCATGAGTGATTGCTCAAAGCGGTACGGGTCACACGCCACCTCACGGGTGGTGTAGGTGCGGCACGCCTGGCGGATAGCTTCCTTTACGTCATCGGCGGGGACACGCCAGTGCGGGTTATCGTCGGGCGCTTCCCACAAACCAACCAAGCTGACGTGCATGTCCTCCAGACGGACAGCCACCAGCGCCGTGGAGTCACCCTTCCAAGAGCCGTCAAACCCAAGGATGACTTCATCACCTGGGGCCAGCGGGCGGGCGTCGGAGAAGCAAGCGTCCCAAGCGCCATGGGGAAGCCACACGGACTCAGCGGAAGTCCAGCCGTTCAACCTGTAACGGATGAACTGAGACTCATGGGTAGACTTATGGGCGGAGCTGAACTCTGCCTCATTCATTATCTCCCACGACGGGTTGAAGCGTTCCCATACGGACGGGTCCGACGGGTCCACCTCCTCGTCGTCCTTGGGGCCAAACCAGCGGAAACCAAACGACGGGTCATCCACCTCACCGGACTCCACCTTTCGTCCGTACTGGTAGAGCTTCCCAAGGGGACTCTCCAAGTCGTGGCCAGCGGTGGTGATGACGAGAGTGAGCGGCTGGTTGCGGGTGGCCGATCCTGTCGTCAGAGCCACATAAAGCTCATCGTTCTTGTGGACGTGGTACTCATCCACGATGACGGTGGAAGGGTTGAGACCGTGAGCCAGTCCAGCGTCAGCAGAAACAGCACGGTAGATGCCGCCAGAACGAGAACACCTAATCTCGTCACGGAAGATGGAGCAGATGTCAGAGAGGTCCGGTGACGACTGAATCATCCGCTTGGCTTCATCAAAGACTAGCTTGGCCTGTTTGCGGTCACCCGCAGCAGAGATGATCTGCGGGTTGGCGTCGGCGTTGTCAATGCAAAGCATGTAGACGGCGATAGCGGCGCCAATGGTTGTCTTGGCGTTCTTGCGCGGAACTCCGAGAAGGTAGGTGCGGTGCTTCCGCTTGCCGCTCTCGTCCAGCCGGTAGATGTCACGAATGGTGTCTTTCATCCAGTCCAGCGGGATGAACGGCTGCCCGACGAAGGAGCCGCCCAGCGTTAGGAACGTTTCGGTGAATCGGATGACGTTGTCACCCTGGGTAGGGAACGCGTCCTCCATGGTTCATCACCTCACCGGGCAAGCGCCCAAGCTGCACTCCTCAAACGACTGGCCAACCTCATGGTCAGTAGCGGCCTCGTAAGCCTCACGGGTAATACGGGTGTACGGAGCCTGAGGGCGTGAAGCGTCAGGCATGACCGTGGTTCCCTTGAGGTACGGCAGATGCTCCCGCAGAGCGTCGGCCAGCTCGGCGTGGCTGGTCTCGGGGTCAATGTTGACCGTGAAGCTGACGGCGTTGTCGGCGTAGTGAGTCTGTACAAGGCGTTGCACTGCCAGCATGTCGGCGGCGCTCACCTCGTCAGCCTGTTCCACCATGTCCTCCGGCACCGTGTCGAGCACCGTGTCACGGACGTGGAACACAACCACCTTGGTGTCAGCGGAGTAGATGCAGTCCTCTACCTCATGGGCGTCAGCCAGCTCCACCAGCTTGGGGTCATTAGCGGCGTAACGGACCCGCCGCTCGTAGTACCTGGAGTAGACCGGGTGGATTCCCTCGGTGTTGCCGGGGAGCTTGGCGACCGAACCAGTGGGGGCAATCGTGGTGTGCTTCACGGGCCGGGGGATACCCAGCTCATCGGCGTACACGTCTGCCTCCAGCGTGGCGGCAAGGCGGAACATCTCCAGACACTCAGCCACCCGGTCATCACCGGGAGCCTCGGAGAAGCGGAGACCGAAAGCGCCAAGCCACTCTTGGAACCCAAAGAAGCCAACGCCAATGCGGCGGTTACGGGCCTCAACCTCAGCTTGACGCTCGTCCGTCAAGTCAGCGAACGTGGCGCGGATGAGGAACCTGGCCATCAAAGCGAAAGCCTCAGCCGCTCCCCATATGTCAGCGCCGAAAGCCGCCAGATTGACGTGCCCAAGGTTGCAGGACTCCCACTCCTCAAGTGCAATCTCGCCACAAGGATTGGTAGACCGAACGTCAGAGCGCTCCCCCACAGAGGCAAGCGACGAGTTGAAGAAACCCGGCTCACCATTCACCAGCATGGCGTCAACCACCTGGGAGAACACTGCCTCAGCGTGAGCGTCACCCATGTTGAGCGCCAAGAAGAAGTCCTCATCCACCTCAACGGAGATGTTCGTCGTCCAGTGGTCGGAGTGGTCGGCCTTGCACTGGATGAACTCAAAGATGGAAGGGTCCTTCCAATGCATGATGGACATACGGGCAGAGCGCCGAATGTTCCCAGCGACCACACACTGAGCAATAGCGTGATCTAGGCGCATAGCTTCCAAGCCGGAAAGATGCCGTCCATGGCAGTCCTCCAGCACCGCTGAAGCGGTGGCCAGCGCCGATGCCAACGGGCCTGGGCCAGAGGCACGGCCACCGAAACCGGCCAGCGCCGTCCCACGGGGACGGACAGCGGAAAGGTCAAAGACAACAACGTGGTGACCTGGCTCCGTGGCCTGCTCAATGAGCCAGCCCATGGCGTCCACCCAGCCCTCACGGGTGTCGGGGACCATGAACACGGGAGCGCCAGTGAACATCTCCATTGCCCGTGCCGTGAAGTTCAGCCCTGGAATTGAGCGGACCTCGTCGTGGTCAGGGTGGTCGGCGTCGAGCACGAAGAACACGGACACAAGTCCCGCCACCGGAGGGAGCGCCTGGAGGTACTCGGCGGAGTAGTTCGCACCGACACCGCCACCCTTCATCAGCTCATCAAACGTGAACGTGAAGTGATCCGAGAGCGACGGACCCCACCCGGCACGGTGACAATTACGGTTGAACTGGCGTCCCGGCACGCCGGAAGTCCAGAGATGACGGCCAGCCGGGATGACAGCAAACTCACGGATGAGGTTGAACAGCTCATCACGCTCACCGGGAAGGTGATGCTCCTCGGGGACCAAAGCCAGATTGCCGTCCACCACACGGGCGACGGTCTCATCCCAGCTCTCCAGCGTACCGTCAGCCTTCTCACGGGCATAGGTGCGCTCGTAGACCTCACGTCCAGTCGGTCCCCACGTTGGCATTGCTGTCCTTTCCAAGACGAACGGGGCGCCTGGAGGGATGGCAGAGCCAGCCCACGGGGCGCCAAGAGTGAGCGCACCATGGGAACGGGTGCGGGGATCAGTTGCCGGTAGCCTCCAAGAAGGCGTCCAGCTTGCTCTTGACCTCCGCAGTAGCGAGACCAAGACGGATGGAAGCCTCGGGCGACAAACCCAAGCGGTCCTCCAAAGACATGAGTTTCCCCTCCACGTCACGGAGCTGACGGGCGACAGGGTGAAGCACCGACTGTCCCTGAGAACCAACCACCACCCAGCCCTCATCCTTGATGACGGACCGGAAGTGGCGGCGCTCCTGCGTTAGTTCGCAATAGCGCTGGATGGTTGGGACGTGAGCCTCTGCGTACACACCCACCCCAAGGCGCCACAACGTATCCCACAAAGCGACGGTCTCAGCGTCGAAACCGGCAGGAGGGGACGGAGCGTTGGACACCACCGGAATGGTTGGCCTGGGGCGCTTGCTCACGGCCTGGCGTGGATGGCCCACAGGGTTGGCAGAAGGGCGCGTCACGACACCTCCACAGAACCGGCCACCTTCACCACACTCTCCGGCGAGGCGTTCAACCGACACCACACGGCCACGGACCCTGTCGGCACCGTGACGAAACCCGGCCCCACCAGTACCCGTGCCGTGGCACGCCAATACTCACCGGACTGGACGGCGCTGCCCTCCCACGAACCAGCCACCCACGATGACGGTGAGCCAGTCGTGGTGAACGCAAACTCCACCGTTCCAAGCGTCGGATTGGCGGTAGCAGTCACTTCAGCTCTGACGTACTCAACGGAAAGGGCAGACAGATACATGGTTACCCCTTCAGTCGAGCGGCCCAGCCGGAGCGCCGCAGCGCAGCGGCCCACCTGGGCGGAAGCAGATGAGCGGCCACGGCGTAGATGGCGCCAGTGCTAGTGGCGACAGGAGCCGGGGCAGCGGCGACCACGGGAGCCACCGTGGTGACGGTGCCCGTAGCGGTGATGACCGGGTCAGCCACCAGCAGAGAACCAGCCGGGGCGTCAGTCGTAGCGCCAGCGCCACTGGAGATGTCTGGCGTCGGAGCGAGGAAGTCCACCACCGGAGCTGTCGTAGTGACAGCACCGGAACTGGACGCTTCCACCGTCGGCGCCAGCAAACTCAGCGCCGGGGCGTC